CATGTATTTACGGTATCTCAACAATTTCATATGTTGAGAGCCGAACCACCACATTGGATGGCTGCAGAGAAAGAGATGGTGCTAGACGTTGTTACAGGTCAATAGTCACCACACTTGACTCAAATGGCAAAGGGGAAATGAGGTTGTTACGCTTGATGTAAGAGTCGATAGCTGTCTCGATGTTGTTTGTTACACCATACCTGATAGAAAGGAAGTGCTGATAGTTGACTTCATCAGGCTTTATGCCATTATAAGTTACGGAGGCACCAAAACATCGAACAAAGTAAGGGACAGCATCATCCAATGGTATGGACACGCTGTCATCAACTGGCTTGCCTGTTTTGGGCTCAATGATGGTTATTTTCATAATGTGGTCAAGTAGACGCTGGACAAGAGGATCGCCAGCGAAAACCACCTTAACACCTTTAGTAACAGCTCGGGTGAAGGCGTACCAATTCTTCTCCTTAAGAAAGGGTGAATCGGTAAAATACAGCTTGGCCAAACACTTTCCTATTGTTGGGACAAGTGAGAACGAAGGAGCACCATTCCGAAGAACTGGAATGATGCGGCAAGACAAATAATTCAATGATGGAATCATGTCTTCACCCCCAACGTGGTCGATTTTATTTTCAAAACCAAACGCATCACGCTGGAGGTTGACCCAAGCCTCAATGAATTCAGGAAATGTTCTAGATTGATAATGAATCCACAAGGCGTTCTTACAAGCTATAGCAGTCAGCCCACACAACATACCATTACCGTACGATGTGTGAGGTGACCCACTACACCTGCAAGCTGGAGTTTTAACAGTATGATACTTAAACGTTAATTTAAGAGGCTCAGTATCATGTTTGAAAGTCAAAGCAAATTGGGGGTCCATATGGGTCAACTTTCGAAATATGGAATACTCCAACTCCAGATTTTGTTCATCAACTGTTGAGTCGAATTTGCTCTTATCATTTGAAGCACATTGGAATTGATTGGCCCAACGTGCCAAGATAAGCATGTCGTCACCAGCAACAAAGAAACAAACCTTATTTTCACCATGTGATGATAAGTAGACATAATATTTGTAAATAAGGTCTCCTATGTC